CTGCCGTAATATTATTATTCTTAACAGAATTTGTCGTTTTTGACAAGCCACTAAACCCTGAGCCCGTCGAAGGGGTTTTTGCAACCGCGGTAATTATGTTCGCAGCTCCCGGAGTTAAAGTTGTGCTCCATCGCCAGCCGGAATTGATTTTATTGTAAGATAAATTTAAGGGCGCCGAAACAAAATCTACAGAATCAACAATTTTCACACCGGGCGTGATTAAATTTAAGCCATCAGCGTCATTGTTCAGCATTATGTTTGTTTCAGGCCTTTTAAAAAATAAAAATCCGTTTGCTAAAATTTTTGTGCTGGCCGGAATTGTAAAAGTTGTTATCGTTCCTTGTTTATCTTGAAGCTGCCAGCCCGACAAATCAACATCAAAATTATTGGAATTATACAACTCAATCCATTCTTGGGTTGTCACTACAATCAGACAGTCGCTCCTGCCCCTTTTCTCCCCTTAGGGGTATAAGGAACTCTATTTCCAGCTTGTCGTCAGTTTTTACCACTTTTTCTACCAGATCCTGCAGAACTTCCCTCTTTTCTTCATAAGTAGCATTTTCAAGTCCATCTTTCAACTGCTCATAAATATCTTTTATAGACATTATCTGAATTTCTTTCTCTTGCTCGGATGTCGCTATCCGTCCAATCTTTGCATCCTCTTCATGTAGCTTTTCAGCCTTATCGTCACACTCTTTTATTTTTTTATCGTAGAAATTTTTACTAATAGATTTCTCGGCGTATAATTCTGCGTACCTTTCTTTTTTCTCGTCTTGGGCAGAAAGTTCTTTTTTGATTATATCCAACCTTTCGGGGATATTAGTGTCGTCACCTTGGTTTTTACAGGCCTCAATTTGTTTTAATGCCATCTCCGGCTCAATAAGGATTTCTTTTAATTTATCCCACACTGGCGGCATAATTCTGGATTCGCTTACAGTTGGCACATGACATCGTCTGGCAGTCATATATGATCTATTTCCTACGCAGAAGTAATATTTTGTTTTTCTTTTTTCGCCTTCGTCTGTTTTATATTTTCTGTTTGCGCTTTGGTATTTATAGCCGTCGTAGCCACAAACTATTTTGTGCTGGAGAGTATAAATTTCTTTTGTATTTCTTATCGCCTGTTCTTTATTCTTTTTTAGTTGTTTCTGCCCTTTTTCAAATATTTCTTTGGATATAACTTTTAGCGACTTGTCCTCAACTTTAATCCAATCTTCTTTCGGTCTTAAATTGCTTTCATTTTTTGTCCTACCAGTATGCAAATATTTTCTGTAGTAAAATGTTCCCGTGTAGACCTCGTTGCTCAGAATTCTGTCCACTGTTTTTCTATTCCACCAACCTTTAGTTTCCGTTATTTTTTTTCTGCCTATTAAATCAAACTTTGTGGGAACTTTCATTGTATTTAATCTTTGCTGTATTTTATATTCGCTCAGCCCTTCACTCACAAGCCATTCAAACATCATTTTCACTATTTTAATTTCATTTTTCTCAATTTCTAGTTTTTGAGTTTCTTTATTGAATTTGCATCCGTAGGGAGCAGTGCCTCCCAAATATTTTCCTTCTTTCATTGCCTTTACCATTCCTTCATTTCTTGATTCTAATCCAACCTCCCTCATCCACTCCGCAAACACCCCCGCATTGGCGAACATTGCCCTTCCAGTGGGCGTTGAGGTGTCAAATGGCTCCGTTACTGACTTAAACTCTATCCCGATGTCCCTGAGCTCGGCTACGGTGTTTAATAGCAGTCTCAGGTTCCTAAAGAACCGATCCATTCTATAAACAATTATCACATCAATCTTTTTATTCCGGGCATCTTTGAGTAATCTTTGTAGGTCTGGCCTTTTTTCTGTTCCGCCAGAGAATCCGATGTCCTTATATAGCGATTCCTCGTTTATCTCCCATCCTTCATTTTTCGCAAAGCTCTTTATTTTTTCTTCTTGCGTTTCCGGGCTGTACCCTTCTTTGCCCGCCTCATCTGACGAGCATCTAACATAAATCGCCGCTCTTTTTATTTTGGGAGCCAATCCCTGTCCGACATTATAATTTTGTATTGCTGTTTTCATGTTTTTGTTCTCCATATTTATCCCAAAGCTCGTTAAAGTTTTTCATGATAAATATGCAGTCTTCTCTTTTTAATATGCCGTCACTTAATTCGACCACTTTTTTTACATCAAACATATTGGTTGCTCCGCTGTCCCTGATTTCCAAATATGTTTTGAATTGTTTTTTTGTTGTCATGTTTTTTTGTTTTATATTTTTTAACAATTTTACTTTCTAAAAGAGGTTCGGGTGGGCTAACACCTGAACCTTTTTTAATGGCCGTTAGCCCAGCCTTGTTTGTCGACCTCCTCTTCAGGGGAGAGGATGCCGCTGTCATGCCTATAAGTCAAGGCATTTTCCCATATTTTCTACTTGCCATAATAACGCCCAAAGTTGTTAGTTTTTTTCTGACGATGGAAGTCAAACTCCTTCAGCAAGGAACGCTCCTCATCTTTTTTCTGAATGTCAGCCAGTATGCTTTTGCGGGCGAATGTTAAGGAGAGGGCATCAGCAACATCCGGACTATCTATCCCTTCCCGCCTTTGCTCATCTTTGCTTTGAATTAAAAGTTTTCCCGAACTGTCCTGAGCCTTGTATTTTATATCCATCAACTGAACCCAGTTAGGGTCATCGCTCAATGTGCCACCTCCTTTTATCCATTTTCTTAACTCCCAATAATTTTCAGCTCTTTTATTTACAAACTGAACGTCGTCTTCAGCCCGTTCGCTTCCTTTGACTTCATGAACGCTTTTCCTCTGTTCTCGCAATCTGTCCAACACACCTTTGCCGACTCCGATTGAATCGATGAATATGTTTCTATCTTGAACATCATGTTCTGTAGCCAGCTGAACAACCCTGCCCGCCAAATCCATTGTGTCGGAGCTTTGGTATTTCAATAAAACTTTGGCGAAGTTTGCATATCGTATAACCACCACGCTGTAATTCCCGCCACCTTCCGCCACGTCGACTCCCAATCTCTTTTCTCCGAAAGGGCTCGCTTGATTTATTTTCAAGTCATCTTCCGTCAACAACATTGAATATCCTTTGGCATCTATGCTGTCTGCTTTCGGGAACTGACAGGCGAACAGAACATCAAAGTGCGGTTTCCTTTTTGCCTCATCAATGAACTCTTGCGCATATCTGCTTTCGTTTAATCCTTGCTGATAGTCAATAAAAACTTTATCGTAATTTGCGTCGTTCCAACTTTTTAAGAAGTGGTTTCTGTAAAATGGGTTTCCAATTTTACAGTAGAAGCCATCTTTCTTTCCGGCTATCATTCTAAATATCGTAGCCTCTATTTCGTCGGGGATTAGCGACGCTTCATCAATCACAACCAGCTCCGCTCCGCTTCCCATTGCCGCCTCAAATCCTTTTATTGAATTACTGGCATTAGCCGAGATTACAAATATCCCTCCTCCGTTTCTCAAAATTATTCTTTCCTTATTTTCTTCCATTCTCAACCTTTCAAGTTTTGTGTCCTTTTCTAATTGCGTATAGAATATTGGATTGTCGCCCAAATGTTCTATGTAGTATCGCATTATTATTTTTGCCTTTTCTGTTTTGGGAGCTACCACGGCCACAACCTTGTCCTGGATACAACTGACTATTATGCAACCCAATGCTACGAATAAACTTTTGCCGTATTGCGTGGGAGTTATTATCTGAACCCTATTGCTCCTTCTGTAAACAATTCTGTAGAAAATCTCCAGCTGTCCGGGCGTGGCTAAATCAGAAACCTTTTTGCCGTCCAATACAAAATTATCTAAAAATCCCAAGCATATATTTTTTTCATGATTTGTCATTTTCCAAACTTCTGTTTAATATATTTTTCAATGCCTCCTTCGCTTTATTGGCTTCAACCATGGTTATATTCAAATCAGATTCTATGGGCTGGTTCGGCCTGCCATCAACCCTATCTATTATGTCCTTGATCATTTGAGTATCGCCGTCTACCAGCACCTTCTTGATTGCCGTAAGAACCAACATATCAACGTACCTCTTTTTATCTGGATTATTTTCTTTCGGCACTTCTTCTAACTTTTTCTTTAACTCTGCCACAATGGAAATACTGCCCTTTGGCCTGCCTGCCGGATTGCCCGACTGGCCTTTTTCAAAAGGTTTCCCTATCACTCTCTTTTGCTGTTTTTTTGCTGTATTATCAGCATTTTTGTTTGTCATGGCTTTGTATATTTTTTAGTCCTATTACTCCTCGCCTTTTTGATTCAAATCGCAAGGGTGCCCCAAGGAATTGCAAGTTTACGCCTTCAAATCCATCTTAACCGCCGAAATGCCCGAAAACTTCTCGAACCTGTTAATTATTACCTCAGCGTAGGTTTCCGACAATTCTATCGCATAGCACTTTCTTTTCATTATTTCGCTGGCTATCAATGTGCTTCCCGATCCGCAGAAAGGCTCCATTACTATTCCACCCCTCGGACTTAATATTTTTATATAGGGGATTAGTGTTATTAATGGTTTAGTTCCAAATACCAAATCAGTTCCGGTTTCTTTTGCCGATCCGACGTTGGCTGTTATGTGGTCAGACATTGTCCATGTGTCTATGCCTTTCTTTTTATTCCATTCCGCGCTTCCTTTTGAGCCGAACATTAAAATATCATAAGCATCCAAAACCTTTTGACCGTTTTCTTCCAAATATTTATCAAGCTCTATTTCGCATGTGCCGTTTAGCGGTCCGTCTCCGGCCAGCGGAGCAATATCATATTTGTTAAAAAATTGTCCTTTAGCTCCGAATCCTTGATGCCGATTGGGAGCGTGCCAGATTATCATGTTTCTGATTTTCCAGTATTTTGATATTGCCTGCCACAACTCAGCCATATTTTTCCAGTATTCAAATATCATTATGTTGGCTCCTTTCGGATTTTGATATTCGTTGGCTATCGAAAGCCATGTATCGTATTCCGGCACTCCGCCAGCCATTTCCACACCTTCGTAAATTCTATTGCCCTTGGCTCCGAATCCGTGCAGTGGTTTGCCCTTGCCGTCTGTCTCGCCGACCGATTCATATTGCCTGCGGGCTTTCATCTTGTATCCTTCTTTTGTTTTTACTTTTCTTAATCTGCTTTTGCCGTAGCTGATTTTATATGGGGGATCGGTGAACATAAAATCAAACTTTTCGTCGCCCAATAGTTTTTTCCAATTTTCTTTATCTGTTGAATTGCCGATGAGTAGTTTATGATTTCCGAGTTTCCATATTTCGCCTTGCTTAACTCTTTTTTGATTTTGCTTATGTATTTTTTCAAGTTCCTTATTTACATCAAAATCCTCAATTCTTTCCAACCCAAAGACCAAATCTAATTCCGGGCTTTCAAACCCAACATCCATTAACATTTCTTCGCCGAAGTTAGCCAGCAAGTCAAAATCCCATTCGCCCAAGTTTTTATTGCTCCTCAAATTGTATTCCTTAATCTCGTCCGGAGTTAAAGCTCTGTCCGGCACTCTCACATCAATTATTTCTTCGCCCCTATTTAGCATTTGTAAAATCCGGAGCCTTTGGTGTCCAGCCAAAATTATGTTGTCTTGCGTAATCGCCGGGATTTCAACCA